TTTGTTTTGTTTACAAGATTATCTTTTCTAATATTTGTTAAAGGATCTCCAAAGAACACATATGACAATGCATTAACAATAGTAGTCTTACCAGTACCATTTCTTGCACCAGCATCATCGCCACCTAAATCCATATTTTCTCCAATAACAAGAATTAAATGCTTGTTGTTAAAGTCAACAGCCTGGGTTTGATTACCCACACTCATAAAGTTTTTTACAGTTAAATTTTTAATTGTTAACATCTAAATTATTGTATATTGCCATTAAAATATTTTTATCATAAGTTTCAGAATCAACACCGTCAAGTTGTTTAATTACAATCTGATCAACAGAGTCAAATTTTTGTACTTCTACAGTTGGTTGTTGTGCTTGATCAACTTGTTCTGGTATTAATTGTAATTCTCTTAATTGATATTTTTCAATAAATGTTTCTCTGATAAAGTTTGCTTCTTCGTAAGAAATTTTAATATCTAGTGTTACTCTCACATACATCTTAGGTTTTAGCAAATTGTCAGCATCTTTTAATAGTTCACTTATTTTAATGTGTCTGTATCTTGGCATATCAGGCCAATTAATATATTTTGGTTGTCCGCCATATTCTAATACCATCATACCACGTTCATCGTCACCGGCATCTGCGTAATTGTGTGGAAACGCATTACCCATATAAGTTACATTTTTCATTTGTTGTCTTTTATGGAAGTGTCCTGAAAATACCATTCCGCAATTTGCAAAGTGTTCTGTTTTGATAGTTCCAACATCTGGCATATCTACCATTGCATTCATTTTAAAATACGGAAGTTCAAAATGTCCAAAAACATATTTTTGTTGCATCTTCTCTATAACTTTATATTCGTCACCTACAATCCAAGGAATGATTGCAACGTCATCTTCCACAATCCATTGATTTACAATATGCACATTTGGAATATTTCTAATAAATTCCATTGAGTTTATTTCTCTTTTTTCTCTGTAGAATAAATCGTGATTACCCATTATTACATAAACTTTTTCAAATGCTTTACCCAAACGTTCTATATTAGATACAGTATAGTTCATTGTGGAAACGTTTGTTGCAGATCTGTGATGATGCCAATCGCCTAGGAATATACAAGTTTCGCAACCTTCTGCTTTTGCCTGTTCAATGAACCAATACACAAATGATTCACAGTCATCGTTATGTACACGACTATTACCCTTTAAACCAAAATGTATATCTGTAAAACAAGCAACTTTTTTAAAAAATGCCATTATCTACCTCTGCCAAATTTTTTAATAATCGTTGGAGGCTTAATATCCTTTGTTTTTAATTCTTTATACTTTGCGTTTTGAAAGTCCTCTTCGGTTAATTTTCCTTTTTTCTTAAGTTTTTTGTTTAATTCTTTTATATCAGTTTTATTCATAATTTTTACATCCCCATGAGCAGTTTCCATTTTTTTCTTAAATGCTACTGTGTTTCTTTCTCTTTCGCCTTGTCTTGTGTAGGAGGGATTCATATTATTGTATTCTAATATATCATCTCTTATAGATTGATTTTTCTTTTCGATGTTTAATATCCTTGTAAATGAATTTGTAATTGCCGCTGTGTAATATGCGAAAGGATTTTCTGATTTTGATTCATCAAATTGTAAACCAATCTGTGATAGTTGCATCAATGCTTGTGACTGCATTTCATCATTGTAGGTGTAACCTCTCCAGTTTGCTCTTGTACCATATCGTTCACACAACTTCATAAACATCATTGCGAGACTGTTTGTAATTTTTCCGTGGTCACAAGAAAAACTTCCATTGCTCATTCCACCAATCCAATGACTCTTGCCAACACATTTGGTCTTGTTTTTGCTGTCTAATTTATAGTGTTGGAAAGGAGGAAAATTAATTTTTACTTTTCTGTCTGCCTCATTTTTTGGATTTCTTTTTCTATCAGCGTCATCTGGAATATGTTCATATGACATCACTCTAAATACCAGATCTGTTTTATCAATTTTTCTTGGAGACACAGTAAAGTCAGAAAGTTTTATTTTTTTCTGTCCTTCTGCTTTGGCTTGTTCCCAGGCATCTTGCGTTAATCTTTTTGCTTTATTTTTCTTTGCTTGTGAAATAGTTCTAACATTTATTTTAGATAAACTTGGCACTATTATATCATATGTTGAATCGTTGTCAGACACGTACGAACAGTAGGTATTCTTACTGGCGTGTATTTGAATCAACAGATCCCGGTTGTTTAAGTACTTTACTCTTTTCATAATAATCTTTCATTTTTTTTGCTAAAGTGACCACAAACAGGTCTGTTAAAGTGTGCCGTATGGGGAATTAAATGCGCCTATAATTGTGCCTATAAATATAGTTAAAGTATACGAAAAATAACAAGGAATTGCAACCACTAAAATGGACGAACTAACACCGGAAAAACAAACATTAGGTAAAACCTTAAAAAATGCTGGCGGCAGTATTTTCAATAGAACACTGGGCAGATTATTCGGTGCTGGACTAGAGCCGGGTGCTGAAAAAGACGCTGGTAGATTAAATTCAAAAGCATTATGGAGAGTGAAGCAAGATCAAAAAGATTGGCGTGTAAAATTAACTTTGCGTAAAAACGAAGATATGTACACATTCTTTTTTGGAAAAAGTTCCAGTCAATTACTAAAACCATTATCGCAAGATGGTGGTGTTACTTTTCCATTGACACCAACAGTGATGATTCAGCATAACGCAAACTATAATCCGTTATCAACCACTCACGCAAATTATCCTTTCTATGCATACCAAAATTCAGAACCGGCGGCACTGTCAATAGTTGGAGAATTTCCAGTACAAAATTCTCAAGATGCACTTTATTGGGTATCAACTTTACATTTTTTAAGAGCTTGTACAAAAATGTTCTTTGGTGGAGATGATGCAACAAGGGGAAATCCACCTCCTATCATGACTTTGAACGGATACGGGAATCACGTGTTCAACAATGTGCCTGTGATTTTAACAAACTTTACTTGTGAATTGAGAGATGGAATAGATTATATATCAACAGCAACGAATACAGACTTAAATGGAAAAATTTCTATTGCAAAAGAAAAAGGCATAGAATACACAGCGGCATCGGAATCCATTCCTGAAACTTGGGCACCAACGTTGAGTACATTCACACTACAATTACAACCTGTATACTCTAGAGAATCTGTTAAGAAATTTAATATGAAAGATTTTGTGCAAGGCAATCTCGATGGTACTGACGGAGTAGGTTACATTTAATGGCAAAATATTCAAATACATCTCCGTATTTTAATACTCCGGAAAATGAGGTAAGTTTAGATTTCTTCAATCCTAGAACAATTACATCTGATGGTGACGATGTAACTTATACTATCGACAGAATATATGCTTACAGACCAGACCTATTGGCATATGATTTGTATGGCACACCGAGGCTTTGGTGGGTGTTCGCTCAAAGGAATCCCGATGCAATTGAAGATCCAATTTATGATTTTAAGCCAGGAGTCACTATACAATTACCCAAGTTAAGTAATTTGCAATCTGACCTAGGAGTATAAACCAATGAAAGTTTATACTAAGATAGTTTACGACAAAGACGATAATATCATAGAAGAACAATCCTACGATTACAACGGTCCCGTGGCACAGGCTAGATTCGAAAAAGGACCCGGACAAATTAAAGATGAGAAAAAAGGATATTTCCATAAAGGATTCAAAGAAACACAAAAAAATACTGTAGGTGACGGAAATACAAAAACCAACGGCAAGGATGCCAAAGCCGAAAAGGCAGAATTAAAAAATGCTAATTTCAAAGCAGAGGATAACAAATTACACAAATACGCATCTTATTCATACCAATGGACACTTTCAGGATTGAGTGAAAAAAACATAAACGACTGGAACAACAATATTGATACATTAGGGCAAAACATCGTTGCAAGATCCGCCGGCATAGGAGGAAAAGATACTGTGGTGGACCGTAGGAAAGATGCAGGCACAGGAGATGCCAGTGTTGCCGAAGAAATTTACGCAAGAGAAAGAAGAGGCGAAGACACGGCATTAGACACATTAAGAGACCAACTGGACATATATTTTGAAAAAGTTGTTATCACAGGAGTACACACTCCAAATCCAGATAGGAAATTAATGAATTTTACAAAAATTGAAATGGAATTGAGTGAGCCAATGGGCATATCACTTTATGAAAAATTGAGAGCGGCCGCTGTTGCCAATGATTTCAGAGATCATTTGGACGCACCATTTTTATTAACCTTGGATTTTATTGGAATGGACACAGAAGGAAAAACACACAAGGAAATACCACGTAGATACTTTCCTATAAAAATTGTTAATTCTGAAATGGATATGGGAGCAGGTGGTACAATGTATACTCTTACTGCTGTACCGTGGACGGAATTTGGAATGGTTAATAGATATCTTTATACCAGAGGAACAGCAACCATAAAAGGTGGCTCCATAACCGATGCGTTGAAAAGTTTAGAGACAATTTTAAAAAAACATCAAGAAAAAGAGAAAGAATTAGATTACAGAACAATAGAAGATGAATATCGTTTTACTGTTGACCCGTTTTTCACAAGCCAAGATTCTCCAATAGACAACAACACAATGAGTATCTTCACTTTCAATGAAAAGGGCAATGACGGTTTCAGAGGAGAAATACATCACTTTGGAAAGGGAAATCCAAAAGCCCCAGGTGATCAAAAATTTAGACCACAAATAATGGTTGCAAGACCAAACACTTCTATTTCACATATTTTAGAAAGAATAATGCTGAAGACCAAATATTTTAGACAGATCACAAGAACGTTTACAGAAGATTATTGGGGCAAATTATCGGAGCAACAAAAAGGCGATGTATTAAGCAAAGAGTATGTGCCGTGGTTTAAAATTGTAACAACTGTGCATACAGAAGCAGGAAATTTTGATCGTCTAAGGAAAAAAGAGAAAAAAATTATACATTATCACATAAAACCTTTTTTAGTACATATTTTAAATTTCGTTGTCCCTGGATTGGGTGGAGGAAGTTTATACGGAAAATATGTCAAGAAAAGATACAACTATACTTTTACAGGTAAAAATTTAGACATACTGGATCTAAACATAAAATACAAATACGCATTTTTCCAATCGCGATTAGTAATGAGTGATTATCATGATGACGAAGATAATCAAGATGCAAGTAAGGCTGATTTAGAGAAGGCACGTTGGGCATATGGAACAGGGGATTATCCAGAAAAACTAAATCCTTTAACCATGGAACCAATTTTTCAAGACTCAGAGGACAGTATAGTAAAAGGAACAAATCAAAACAACATGACTGTAACGCAACAGTATTATGATTATCTTACAAATCCTGATGCTGATATGATGAGAGTTGAAATGAGAATAATGGGTGATCCAGCATTTATTGGACACGATTTTGCAATTCCAATGCCACTTGCAATGACCAATAAGAGAGTTTCTTCGATAGAAGGAGCAGGCAGACTCGGCGGAATGGTGTTTGATGAAAAATTAGGAGCCTTTAACGTAGATCAAGCAGAACCATTGGTAACTTTAAATTTTAAATTTCCTAGAGATTTTAATGAACAAAGCGGATTTTACTCAACCAAGAATAAAGACAATGCACAGTTTTCAGGCTTATATAAAGTTGCAAAGGTTGAAAGCATATTTGATCAAGGACAATTTACGCAGGATTTATTAATGGTTAGATTTAAAAACCAAACAGGAACAGTTAAAGATACACAGTTTGAAGTTAAAGAAACTAAAGACAAACCAACAGGAACGGTTGGTCCATGGAGTATGAGATAATATGGCTAGAGCAACTCATTTATCAGGTGACGTATCACAATCGGCAGAATCGGCAGATAGAAAGATACACAAAATAAAAGGCAATGGTCCTTTTGTAGGTACCGTAAAAATAAACACCGATCCACAATTTATGGGAAGGCTTTGGGTAGCCATTCCTAGCATAACAGGATCAGAGCCAACCGAAGATGAATTAATACCTTGCGAATACCTAGCACCTTTTTATGGATCAAAAAGTATAGAAACAACAGATCCAACCAATCCAAATAGTTACAAAGGCAGTCAAAACTCATATGGTTTTTGGGCAGTGCCACCTGACATTGGATCTAGGGTACTTGTAGTATTTGCTGAAGGAAAAGAATCAAACGCATTTTGGATAGGTTGTATACAAGATGCATATGTAAATCACATGGTTCCCGGTATTGCATCCAGTGATATGACAGGGCAAGACGCTCAAGGCACAGATTTTTCAATGTCGAAAGAACAGGAATTTGGAACGGACCAAGTGCCTGCAGGAGAAGTCAACAAAAAAACTTGGAAAGTAAATGGCAACACTTATGAAAAACTTAACAAACCAGTACACCCATTTGCAGAAACATTAAGACAGCAAGGATTGATACAAGACCAAGTAAGGGGAACAACATCATCATCTGCTAGAAGAGAATCGCCAAGCAGAGTGTTTGGTATGAGCACTCCGGGTCCTATAGATCCTACATCAAATGTTGATCAGTTAGGTCCACGAGAATCAAAACAAAATACGCAAAACAGTAGGTTGGCAGGACACACTTTTACAATGGACGACGGAGATATTCTTGGAAATAACAAACTTGTTAGATTACGTTCAGGTAGTGGACATCAAATTTTATTACACGACACAGCAGGAACAATTTACATTGGAAACGCAACTGGAAATGCTTGGGTAGAATTATCAGCAAACGGAAGTGTTGATGTATTTTCAGCAAACGCAATCAGTTTCAGATCAATGGGAGATATGAATTTTCACAGTGATTCTAATATTAATTTCTTTTCTAGAAACGAAATTAAAATGAGTGCTTTATCTAGATTAGTACTAGATGGAGGAGTAATTCAACAACACGCAGATGGAGATATACAATTACAAGCAACCGGAGGTGCTATAACACAAAAAGCCGGAGGCCCTATTATATCTTTTGGAGCAGGTGGCCAACAACATCATGCAGGAGGACAAATCCATTTAGCAGGTTCACAAGTTCATTTCAATTCAATACCACCAATGCCGAGTATTGTTTCAACGATGAAAAGAACTGCATTCAATGACCCTTCTGGTACAGGAACCAAAAGAGAGATGATAGATGATGTTTTACCTTCGAACAAATATACAACAGGACCTATCGAAGTCACAGATGATGGAAACATCACAATGTCAGGTATGAGAATGACAACACACGAACCATTCCAATATCACTTTGATCAAGTTGTTGCCACTGTTGGACACGAACCAAGTGTTAACATGAATACGATAGGAACAGCAGAACACGTTGCTCACACAAATAGGCAGAGTGACAATTTAGCAATAAGAACAATGCAATTTGAATCAGACCTAAAAGAACATCTATCTAAAAATAATTTATTGAACGGTGATGTTGAAAAAATAAGAATGGTTTCAAATGAGTTTGCACAGAAATATACAAAACTTTACGACTTGAAAGATAATGGACCTTTCAGTAAAGTTAACGAATTGATATCAACTGGTGCTTCAATAAATGAAATGGTTAACAAATCGATTGAAAACATTACTACTGATAATTTAAATCTTGCTAAAGGTATAAAAATTGGAAAAGATGGAGTACTTTTTGCAGACGGTCTTGCAAAGAATGTTAAAGGAACAGTCAACGCATTGAAGTCTGGTGATCTATCTTCAGTAATAAAAGGTTCCACGACAGTATCAAATACACTTAACTCATTAGTTTCCTCTAACAAAGTATTGAGCAGGGGACAAGCATTACACGGAGATACGATATCAGGTGTAAATATTGTTAAGAACACTTATAAAAATGTTGTAGGTGGACAGGTAACTGCCATCACTCAAATTAGTAGTGTGGTTAATAATGTAAAAACTGCCTTCTTAGGTAAGCCAACTTGGACACCGGGTGGTATGACTAGGGTTGGAGGTTTCGTAAATACATTTAAAAGTAAAATTGGTTCGATAGGAAGAAGCATAGGAAAAAGGTTTGGATTTTAATGGCGTATAACAACAACATAACAAATAAAGCAAAGGGACAGGTTTTTAAAGGATTTAGTTCTCGAGCAGAAAATTCAAACTACAAATTGTACGATTTCGAGTTGATTAAACAAGATTTGATCAACAGATTAAGTGTGCGAAAGGGCGAAAGAGTGGAGAATCCAGAGTTTGGCACGATCATATATGATGCAATATTTGAGCCACTAACGGAATCACTTAAAAAACTAATTGCAGACGATATAACACATCAATTAAATGCTGATCCTCGTTTGGCCGCAGATGAAATCAGAATCAGCGAATTCGAGCATGGAATTGCGATTGAGGCTAGTTTAACCTATGTTCCTTACAATATCACGGAAAAACTAACGTTCAAGTTCAATCAAGATTCAAGTTTACGCCTATCTTAATATACGCACATTACTATTACTATAAATATTGCAAAGACGCAATATGGCCACAACAGAACGACAGAACAGATTATTAGTTGCAGAGGATTGGCGTAAAATTTATACGGCTTTCCAACAAGCAGACTTCAAAAGTTACGACTTCGAAACTATACGTAGAACTATGGTTTCTTACCTACAAGAAAACTATCCAGATGATTTCAACGATTTTATTGAATCATCGGAATATGTGGCACTTTTAGATTTAATTGCATATCTTTCACAATCACTATCATTTAGAATAGATTTAAATGCAAGAGAAAATTTCCTAGAAACAGCGGAAAGAAGAAATTCAATATTAAGGTTAGCAAGATTAATCAATTACAATCCAAGCAGAAATAAACCTGCCATTGGATTATTAAAATTTAGTGCTGTGTCAACAACAGAAGATGTAAGAGATAGTGCCGGAACAAGTTTAGCAGGACTTAATATAGTATGGAACGATTCTGCAAATCCTAATTACAGAGAACACTTTATTAATATTTTAAACGCATTCAATACTGATGGACAAAAATTTGGAAGTCCACAGGACTCTAATAAAATAGGCGGAATACAAACTGAGGTTTATAATTCTAGATCTGCAAACACAGATTTGCCAATGTATGGTTTTAGTAGATCAGTAAGTGGCATAACAAGAAATTTTGAAATTGTTTCATCTGCCATATCAGGTGCCGAAGAAATATATGAGCCAACTCCAGTACCTGGAAGTGGTTTTACTTATTGTTATAGAACAGATGGTGCAGGCGACACTTCCCCGAACACAGGATTTTTCTGTTTATTCAAACAAGGTTCATTAGAGCAACAAGATTTTACAATATCAGAATCGGTTACAAATTTAGTCAAGCCAATTGATTCTGCTAATATAAACAATTCAGATGTATGGTTATGGCAAATGGACGATTTTGGCCAGCCAAACAAATTGTGGACGCAAGTTTCAAACACATCTGGAAACAATGCCATCTACAATTCACTAGCAAATGATGTTAGAGACATTTACAACGTTGTAACAAAAGCGGATGATAAAATTGATTTAGTTTTCGGCGATGGTAACTTTGCAAATATTCCTCTAGGAAGATTTAGAGCATATTACAGAACAAGTGATAATGAAAAATTTAGTGTACAACCTTTTGATTTAAAAAATATTCAATTGAATATTAATTACATAGATGCTAATGGCGGAAATCAAACTTTAACTGTTAGTGCAAGTTTAGAACAATCGATATATAATGCTTCGGAAACAGAATCAAATGATTCGATCAAAGAAAAAGCACCACAAGTTTATTATTCTCAAAATAGAATGATAACAGCAGAAGATTATAATGTTGTGCCTTTATCAGCATCACAAAACATTATTAAAATAAAATCAGTAAACAGAACAGCATCTGGTATATCAAGAGCAAAGGAAGTAGTTGATCCTTCAGGATCTTATTCAAACACAAATGTTTTTGCAGATGACGGAATACTATACAGAGAAGAGTCGACACCGAGTTTTACTTTTACATTTAAAAATAAAAATGATATTTTAAATGTTCTTAACACACAAATAGAGAGTAAATTAAAACAAGCATACTCAAGACAATTTTTCTATTTAAAATATGCGACAAAAGATTTGTCCACATTGACAGCAACGTGGAACAGCACAACAACAGGAACAAACACAAACACAGGTTATATTAAATCGTCAGGACCGTTGGTTGTTGGTGAATATTCAACAAGTAATTTAAAGTTTGTGAAATCAGGATCGTTGGTTAAATTTACCTCACCTGATACACGAGAATTTTTAAATGGAAAACTTGTCACAGCAGGAACATCACAAGCACAGGATAGAGCCTGGGCAAAAGTAAGTGAAATAGTAACAGATGGTGCAAATGGTGGTGTAGGAAATTTAGATTCAGGAAAAGGACCAGTCACATTAGCAGACATTATTCCAGATGGTGCAGTGGTGTCTAAGGTTATTCCGACATTAACAACAGTATTAGGCGTTACACTTAAAAATGACTTACAAGACAGAATAAATGCATATGAAAATTTTGCAATCAGATACGACGAAACAACATCAACTTGGAAAGTAATCACAACAACAAATATAAGCACCAGTTCGGTTTTTGATCTTTCGTTTGCAGGAAACACAGATGGAACAAATTTAGATCAAAGTTGGTGGTTTAACTTCACGAACGATGGATCAACGTACACAGTAACGTACAGAAAATTAGATTACATTTTTGAATCTGAATCACAAAATAAATTTCATTATGATTCTCAAGATAAAATTTACGATTACGTGACTGGGCAAACTAAAAAAGATACTATCAAAATATTAAAAAACAATTTGTTGTTAAGTTCAACAACAGCGGTAGGTTATAACCTAGATTGGCAAGTAGTAGATACAGTTACTGAGTCAGATGGTTATCAAGATAATAGAAAAGTTAAAGTTGGTTTTTACGATTCAGACGATGATGGTGTTGTTGACAATCCAGAACTTTTTGATATATTCATAGAGCCAACGGTAAGTGTTGCTACAAAATATGTATTCTTTGAAAAATATGTTTCAACAGACAACAACATAGAAAGATTTAGACCATATGCTAGTACAAACTTTACTATAACAAAAAATGAAGCAGATATATCATTGCCAGGAACGTACACAGATGGACAATTATTTTATTTTTATGATGCCAGTGAAAATGTAATTAAAAAATATGAATCAGCATCAAACTCTTTGGTTACAACAACGGATTATATAGCAAGATTAGGAAGATCAGCCATTGACTTCCAATACAAACATTTTGCAGGACAAAACACTAGAATTGATCCTTCTGTATCTAACATAATAGATTTATTCATACTTGAAAGAAATTATGATGAGTTATTTAGAACTTGGTTACAAGAAGGCGGAACTAAACCTGCTCCTAGCACATCAGATCAATTGAGAATTAATTATTCTGGAACACTAAATCCATTAAAAGGACTATCTGATCAAATAATTTATCACCCAGTGAAATACAAAATTTTATTTGGTACGCAATCAGAAGAAGAATATCAAGCAACATTTAAAGTTGTAAAAAATGCTGGAACAAATGTTTCAAATGCAATAATCAAAACAAGAGTAATTGAAGCAATAAATGAATTTTTTGCATTAGATAACTTTGATTTCGGAGACACTTTTTACTTTACAGAATTAGCCGCTTACATACATACTCAATTAGCACCAGATTTATTGACAGTTGTAATAGTACCGAATCAATCAGGACAGGTATTTGGATCATTATTCCAAATAGGCGGATCAGCAAACGAAATTTTCATTAGTGGGGCCACCGTTGATGATGTATCGATAATAGATGCCATAGGAGCAAATCAACTCCAAGCGTCAGGTACAGTTGTAACATCAACCACTTCAACAACTAGTACGTCAAGATCGACATCAGCAGTATCTTCTAGCACCACTACATCATCAGGTTCAGGAACAAGTAGTGGTACAGGATACTAACGATGGCAGACAATTCAATCGATCCAACAAACACATTTGAAGTAGTTAAAGATAACTCAGGCACTACTTACAGAAGATCTGTTGCTCACCTACCGGGTTATTACAGAACTGATTCAAACCAAAGATTTTTAGGAAGTACTTTAGACCCTATAATACAAAAAGGCGATTTAAAAAGGCTTGACGGTTACATTGGTAGATTAGATGCCTACACAAGATCAGCCAGTGATAGATATTTGGAAGCAACTACCCCAGACAGAACAGCATACCAATTTGAACCAGCAGTAACATATGTTGATAAAGACACATCATCTATTAATCCTGAAGACCAAGTTAAGTTCACAGCAACATATGATGATTTATTAAATCAATTAAAATATTTTAACGCACCCGTTGATAATCAAGATAGATTAACAAAAGAAAAAGTTTACTCTTGGAATCCTTCTGTTGATTTAGACAAGATTATTAATTATAGAGAATATTATTGGGTACCAAACGGTTTGACTTCTATTCCAATAAGCGAAATTGCCCAAAACACAACTACTGAAATTGTAGTTAACAATACTTCTCAAGACGGAAGTACCTTGACTGGATATGTGTTTTCTAATAAACCATCAGAAACAAATCCAATAATAACTTTGTACAGAGGAAACACTTACAAATTTAATATAAAAGCATCAGGTCATCCTTTCTATATTATGACTGAACCTTTTCCAAGCGGAGTTGCCGCAGACGGAAGCACATCAGTTATATACAGCGATGGAGTAACAGGTGCTGGTACCGATGACGGAACTGTAACATTTACTATTCCAACAAGTGCACCTAACACTCTTTATTATCAATGTGGAATTCATACAGCGATGTATGGTGTACTACAAATTAAAACTGCTACTGCAACCACTAAAATTGATGTAGCAAGTGATATTCTAGGAACAAAAAATTACACAACTAACAAAGGTGTTGCATTATCAAATGGAATGAAAGTTAATTTCAAATCAAACGTTGTTGATACTGCAACTTACAAAGACAAAGATTTTTATGTTGAAGGTGTTGGGGACTCGATCACATTAACACCACTTGAAGATTTAATTACACCGGAATCTTATGCAACAGAAACTACTATTTTGTACGATTCGGTCGGTTATGATACAAGACCATATGCAAAAGCATTTTACAGGCCAGAGACTCATGATTATATTACAATTAAAAGAGATTCATTGGATAGAAATGCATGGTCAAGATATAATAGATGGTTCCATAAATCCGCAATCGAGGCAACAGGAACAGCGATGGGTTTCACTCCAGTTCTCAACGAAAGCGATAGAGCGAAAAGACCAATTATAGAATTCGATTCGAACTTATCGTTATACAATCATGGTACAGTATCGAAGAAATCAGTTACACTAGTTGATGCTGTAACAACAGATGTGTTCACAGATATGGTCAATCAAACAGGATATTATGTAGACGGAATACAAGTCACTAATGGTATGAGAATATTGTTCACAGCAGACACAGATATTCTTGTAAGGAATAAAGTTTACAAAGTAAATTTTGTAACAATATCCGGCACACAAAAAATTGCGTTGCAGTTGGACGAGGAATCAGATACAAATCCTATCGAGGGCGAATCTGTTTATGTAGAATTTGGAAAAAACTTTCAAGGTAAAACTTTATATTACACGGAAAAAGCAGGTCCTAACAAAGATGAAAAAACTTGGATAACTGGACAAAATAAAACTAAAGTTAATCAGCAACCGTTGTTTGACATTTACGATAGTGAAGGAAATAGTTTTTCAAATGACACAGCATATCCTTCTACAAACTTTACAGGATCAGAAATATTCAGTTTCAAAATATCTAGCACTGCAACAACAGATACAGTTTTAGGACTTAAAATAAAATACAATACAATCAACAATGTTGGTGATATTGTTTTTGAATCCGATCTAAACTCAGGTTCTTTCCAATACAAATCTGGAAATGATTATTTGAAAAAATTCTATTCAACTGGATTTATGCATAAAACTTTGTCATTGTTAAAATACAAGGTAAGATCAAATTGGATAGAAAGAGAAAATGAATCAAAACAAAGAGTAAAAAGAACTCATTTTGCAACTGACACGGAAAAGAAATTATTTCCGATAGATGTTTATAAAAATTCTGCAAGTTTAACAGATTTAGAAGTAGAGGTTATAGTCAACGGAATACACAAACAATTAACAAAAGATTATACATTAGTGAATGGTACAACAAATAAATTTGTTAAGTTTGTAAAAGACCTTTCTGTAAATGATGTAATTACAACATACACATACTCAAGTAAACCTAAAGTAAACGGAAAAGGAGTATACGACATTCCAGAAGCATTAGGTAGTAATCCATTAAATGAATATCTAACAGAATTCACGTATGGTCAAATTGCAACACATCTTGTTGACGTTGTTAAAAAGAATAGCCAGATTACAGGCATAATTCCTGGACCTACAAATTTAAGAGATAATCCAGAAGTTTATTTGAAAGGCGGAAGTGTACAGCAACACGGTGGTTCATTAACTTCTGCCATGTTTAATTTGATTGATAAAGATGCAAATCTTCCAGTGGCATTAGACTTTTGTGAACTGGAATATCAAAGATTTAAAGAAAATTTTTTAACACAGGCAACTGGAACAACCTATGAAGGCAACGTTGCTGACAGAGTTGACGAAATATTATCAACACTAACAAAAGACAAAAACAATACTTTTCCATTTTACTATGACGACATGGTGGGTTTTGGAGAACAAAGAACATTAAGAACATTTACAGTACAAGATTCTGCACAAACTGAATATGCGATAGACAGTCAATTTAGCACAACTACTTTAAGCAACAGAGCCGTGTATGTTTATAAAAATGATGTTCAATTACTTTTAGGTTCTGAATACACATTCAGCACAACAGACGATACTATTAATATTACAGCAACAATTACAGCAGGTGATATTATCAAAATAAAAGATTACAATGACACAACAGGAAGTTTTATTCCACCAACACCGACCAAAATGGGAATAACACCAAAGTATACTCCTGAAAAAATCACAGACAATACTTACAGAACATCACAAACAGTAATTGTTGGACACGACGGTTCGAGAACTATTGCATATGACGATTATAGAGATGACATACTGTTAGAGTTAGAAAAAAGAATCTATAACAATATAAAAATATCTCAAAGTGAATTATTACATTACAATGATATCATTCCTTCTGCTTTTAGCACCAAGGAATATACATTACAAGAAACAAATAATGTTTTAAGTTCGAGTTTTTACAAATGGGCAGGTGCAAATAATGTAGATTATAGAAGTAATTCAACATATAGTCCTATAGATAATTTTACTTTTAATTGGTCAAGCAGTGTTGATATGAATTCAGAAGCATCTTTAGGTCACTGGAGAGCGATATTCCATTATTATTATGATACAGATAGACCACATACTCATCCGTGGGAAATGATTGGTTATTCAGAAAAACCTACAGGATGGGAAGACAGATATGGCTCTGCTCCATACACCGAAGGTAACGAAATTTTATGGGAAGACATGGAAAGAGGATATGATTTTGTTACAGGAAAAATTAAAAAAAGATATATTAGAACAGGATTATCATTTAGAATACCAGTAGACAATACAGGTGAGTTAAGAGATCCAGCAACAGCAGGCCTCTTTTCATCGTTCAATAGACAACTGTTAACAAAACAATGGCAATTTGGTGACAGAGGTCCGGCAGAAACGGCATGGAGAAGAAGTTCAAATTATCCTTTTGCTTTAGCAAAAATGATGTCTTTGTTGAAACCAGCGAAATTTTTTGGAGTATTTTTAGATAATAGCAGATTAATAAAAAATAGTGCAGGCAATTATGTTGAATCAGTAACTGCTAGAAGACAAACATTAAAAGGTGCAACTTATCATTTAGAAACGGTAACAGATACAACAACAGGAATTGTCACAAGATATCAAACATCAGGTTATCAGCCTTTTGTTGTTAACTATTTGATTTCTTTAAATTTAGATCCAGCAAAATTTTATTATGATAAAATGAAGAACTTAAATGTTCAATTAGCATATAAACTTGGAGGATTCACTGACAAAGGAAATATTAAAGTATTAACAGACTCGATATCACCAGGATCCACATCGGGTTCACAATTTATACCAGACGAAAACTATAAAGTTGTTTTCAGAACAAGCAATCCTACTAAAAAATATTCATATAGTGGAGTTCTTATAGAAAAAAATTCAACGTTATCCATTGACGGATCATCGATACTACCCGGATATAGAATAGTAGGATATGATTTAACAAATCCTGTATTTAAAATGCATCAGCCAATACAAAATAGTAACTTTGTTGATATAAAAGAAGGAACAGCAGGAGCAAGACTATACAAAAACTTTAGCGATCATGTTGAAACTGTTGTGTACGGAACTGTATTTGAAACTATAGATGATGTATGTAATTTTTTACAAGGATATGGAAAATATTTAGAAGCGGAAGGTTACAATTTTGAGAAGTATTCAAAAGAACTAGAAAGAACACTTAACTGGGAAACAGCAGTAAGAGAATTTTTATATTGGGTTACGCAAGGTTGGGCATCTGGTTCTGCTATTACAGTGTCTCCGGGTGCTGACGGTTTTACTTTGAAAACTGATAAAACAGTAATTGGTAAATTACAAGACTCGCATAGCAAATACACTATATTAGATGCAGGCGGAAGATCGATATCAAGAAGAGAACTATCTATCAAAAAAATTGGATCGACATTTGATTTAACAAGTTTAAATCCTGACGTGGGAATTTATGGAATAAAACTGCATTCTGTAGAAAAAGAACACATACTATTATTTGATAACAAAACAGTGTTCAACGATATAATTTTTGACAGCATAACAGGATTCAGACAGCAGAGATTGAAAATTGTTGGTTGGAAGACTGCAGGTTGGAACGGAGATTTACACGCCCCTGGATTTATATTTGACCAAGCAAAAGTTTCTTTATGGATAGCAAATAATGATTATAAAATTGGAGACACGGTTGAATACAATGCAAAATTTTATGTTGCCAAGATAAATCATAATTCAGGCGCCAAATTTGTTGCAAGTAGTTGGATGAGGAAAGATGCCAAACCATCTGCACAATTACTGCCGAACTTTGATTACAAAATTGCACAGTTTAATGACTTCTATGATTTAGAAACAAATAATTTTGATGAGGGACAACAATTCCTTGCACAGCATTTAACAGGTTATCAAAGTAGAACATACTTGGAAAATTTATTTGTAAATGACATTTCACAATACAAATTTTATCAAGGATTCATAAAAGAAAAAGGATCATTGAATGCAATTACTAAACTTGCAAGAGCAAAATTCTTAGATGAAGATATCGATCTTTCGATTTATCCAGAATGGATGATAAGAACTGGAATGTTTGGTAATGTTGATGGAACAAAATCAATACAAACAAAATTATCTGACACAGAAATTTTAATGGATCCTCAAAGTATTGAATTAGTTGACACTACAAATGACTCTATAGAATATTCTAGATCGGCTAAAGTTCCATCGATTGATTTTTATGACAAACCACTGGAATACACTCCGTCTACAACTTTTTCTTTATACGATTATACAAAACAAGGAACAGATAGAGAAACAGTACAATTTTTAAAAACAGCAGGATATCCTAGACTGGACGACATACATCATACAGCATTTAACATTGACGACCTTTTAAATTTAGATCCAACAGCAGTCAAGAGTAAACAATTAATATGGATAGCAAATAACAAGAAAAGCGATTGGGACGTATTAAGATTAACCCCAATGGATTTAAGATTGGTAGGTTTGCAAAGTATTAATAACAATACTCAACTGACAGTTGATTTTGACACATCACACAGTTTAAGTGTTGAAGATTATATTATGATTAGTAATTCACAATACGAAGATTTGAACGGTGCGTACATTGTACAATCAATACCTTCGCCTAATTCAATTATTATTAATTACACAAAAAATATATCCACACTTGTAGGAGTATCGGATAAATCCACAGCAAACACATACGGTAATATAAGCCAATTCGTAAGTGTTAGGTTGCCATCGATTGATGATGTGTATAATAATTTATTGTTCGAAGAATTTCAAGAAGCAGACACAGTTAATGACTACAAAGGAGATAGATTATTTGTAGACAATACAGATAGTACTTGGAAAGTATATGAAAGAACAAATCCAAACCTATACAATCAAATAATTTCTTCAGATACCACAGCAGAGCAAGAATTTGGATCTCAAGTAGTTGCACGAAACGATGGAAGATTAATTGCAATCTCGGCACCAGGTAAATTGCAAGGTGAGTTGCATTTTTATTTTAGAAGATCACCAGAGGCAGGAACAGCATTTAAAATTCAATCAACGAACATATTGAATTCAAATAACGATAATACTTCCAAATTTGGATATTCTTTGTCAATGAGTACTGATGAAAACTTTATAGTTTCGGGTGCACCGTTTAACAATACAAGCATAGACAACAGCACGGAACAATCAGATCAAGGTTTGGTGAGATGGTATCAATGGGATAGCACAAATTTAAAATATGATGTTGGTGGTACAATATATCCACCATACGATGTTTCGTCTTCTCGAATAGGATTAAATTTTGGTTGGGCACATAAAATATCCGAACCTACAGATAATTCTTTGGTTACTACAAAAACAAAATATATGTTTGTGTCAGCACCAGGATATGATAATGACACAGGTATTGTGCATATGTACGTTTGGGGTGTTGGAGCAGATGGCTCAACATACAGCACATGGGTACAGACAACATCAATACAACCTGCTGAAGTAAACGGTGGTTGGAGATTTGGACATAGATTGGCCGCTAACGACAATGGCGATATATTAGCAATTAGTTCACAAGCACCAGGTCACGCAGGTGTTGTGCATATTTTCAAAAGAACTTCGCAAACAAATGATTCGTCATCACAACACACTTGGTCGGAAGTTCAAACTTTAAAAGGACATTCAGACTTAGACGGTAGCACATTGGATTTAGCATTTGGTGACTCAATATCAATGAGCAAAGACGGAACAACTTTAGTAATTGGCGCTCCTGGTTACGAACAACAAGATGGAAGCACTCAAACATATAGAGATAATGCCGGAGTTGTTTATTATTACAAATGGAATGCAGATGGATCTACAAACACATATTCATTGCAACAAAGAATTGACGCACCAAGCACAGCATCTAATACACAGTTTGGTTCGACATTAGATCTTAATGATAATGGCAATAGATTAGTAATTGGTGCTAAAGGATCTGCTAGTCCTAGAACAATGAAAATTGACACTGGATCAACTACATTTGATTTACAGGATACAAACATTATTGATATGAATACAGAAGCAGGTGCAGTTTACACAGCAACAAAATACGACAAGCATTTTATTGTAGATCAAAGATTAACAAATGACGATATCACATCTAATGATAAATTTGGTTCGTCGGTATGTATGATTGATCAAAGTGTATTTGTTGGATCACCAAACGATGATGCTGGTGTCGCCTCAGATGGTTCTTCTATAGTTACAAATGATGGTTCGGTTGCTCATTACGATTTAAAAACAAATGATTCTTATGCTTGGAAAGTATTAAGACAAGAAACAAATTTAGTTAACGATAAAAGAATACAATCATCATTTATTTTTAATCGTTCGACAAGTAAAATTATTGACTACCTAAATTATTATGATCCAGTTAAAGGAAGAATTTTTGGTGTCGCTGACAGAGAAATCAAATATAAAACTACTTGGGATCCAGCAGACTACAATTACAATGTCAATGGAGAAGTCAGAGCAGAAACTTGTTGGGGAGACGAACACGTTGGAGAAACTTGGTGGGATCTATCACAAGCAAAATGGATATGGTACGAGCAAGGAGATCAAGAATACAAAACAAAAAATTGGGGTAAACTATTCCCTGGAGCAACAATTGATGTCTATGAATGGGTAGAATCTACATTACTTCCATCGGAATGGAATTCTACATCAGGAACGACCGAAGCACAAGGCACACAAATATCAGGAACGCCATATGCTCCTGAAGATGATAAGTTTACGTTGAAAGAAAAATATGATTCAATCAAAGATGAGTTTGTAAATTATTATTATTACTGGGTGAAAAATTCTGCAATAGTTCCTAATGCAGGAAAATCAGCAATGGTTAGACAAAATTCTACAGCATATATCAGCAATATTTTAACTAATCCTAAAGCATCTGGATTTAGATATTTTAGTGTCACGGATAAAAACAAAATTTTGATCTATAATGTTAAAAACGATCTGCAAGATACTAATGTAGTTCTTAATATAGATTACAAAGAAAACGATAATGAAACAAACGCACACAAAGTTTGGAAAATACTTGCGGAAGGTGATCCAAACATACGTCCCGATTCTACAATCGAAAGTAAATGGTGGGATAGTTTGTGTGGTTCAGACAGTGCAGGATCAATAGTACCTGATCCGGAGTTGCCTGTTAACAGAAGATATGGTAACTCAATCAGACCAAGACAGAGTTGGTATATAGATAGATTTGAAGCATTAAAAGAAGTAATAGATTATTCTAATTTAGTTCTTAAAGAGAACCAACTGGTTGGTTCTATATCTTTTGATAATTTAGATTCTCTTGAACCCGAACCAACTACAGATAGTTTAGAATATGACGGAACAGTCGACACATATGCCGATTTGACATATCTGCATACTCCAGATTTCAGTGGTACTGTAAACTATCTCGTAAAAGCAGACGAGACAGCAAACAATTTATGGTCGATATATCAATGGAATGGAACAAGTTGGAGCAGAACAAAAATACAAACATATAAAACAAACAACTATTGGAGTTACACGGATTGGTATGCAACAGGAACAGCAGAAGATGTAAGGATTGACAAACAGGTGACATATCAGTATCAACTTGATTCTGTGTCAGTGAATGTTGGTGATCACGTAAAAGTGACACAAGCAGATTCAGGTGGTTGGAAGATTTACAAGTATACAGCAAATGGTTTTGAAAACGTTGGAACTGAAAATGGTACAATTAAGTTATCAACAAAACTTTATGATTACTCTCAGGACAACACAGGTTACGCAGGTGAAGACACTTATGACGAAAACTTCTTTGATCAAGAACCTATTTTAGAGACAAGAAAAGTTTTAACTGCGTTAAGAGATGATATATTCACTGGAGCATTAACCAAAGAATATAACACAATTTTCTTCATTGGTTTGAGATATGTTTTATCAGAACAATTATATGTAGATTGGTTGTTTAAATCTTCTTTCTTGAACATAACAAACAGTTTAAGACCATTGAATCAAAGAAAAACGTATACTACTGGAAAAGATGACTATGTTGAAAGTTACATAAACGAGGTTAAACCTTTCCATACTAAAATACGTGAGTACAAATTAAAATACACTAACACTGAAACACAAGACGGGTTGAATACAGACTTTGACTTACCACCGTTCTACGATGTAAGCAACAGTAAAACTAGACCTCCTTTACCAGAAGCGGAAACTGATACAGAATTATTAGAAACTTATCCATATAAAATGTGGAAAGATTTCCATAAAAAATATGTTCAATCGATTAAAATTATTAATGGAGGTTCCGGATATACAAAAGCACCGACTGTAACTTTTGTAGGAGGAGCAACAGAAGAAGTAGGACCTTATGCATTGTTAGGAAGAAGTAATTCAGGAAACTCTTCTGGAAAATACGGATATTATTATCCTTTATACACAATACAATCAAATGCAAATGTAGCCGACAAACAAAATGGAGGTTCAGGTACATCGCATGGACATACATTCGAGGAATATCCATCGAGAACTTTTTATATGCCTAACAGCATGATGAATCATGGAGAATCAACTAACCCTGGTACATACAAAATATTTGCAGTTGGTTCACAAACACAGGCAACAGGTCAAGCAGTAATAAGCCAAGGAAAAGTTTCAAAAATAAACATACTGACAAAAGGAAGTGGATATACAACCACTCCTGAAATAGTTTTATCAGGTGGAAAAGATGACGGAACAACACCAAGTGATATTGCTAAAGCATATGCAGTTCTAAACAATGACCTTGTAAGAGATTTTGACACTACAATTAAATTTGATAGAATAAAATCATCTGCAAGTGTAAGCACTTGGACAGCAAGTACAACATATGAGTATGGCACTCTCATAAGATACAACAATGAGTTATACAGAACATCTCAAAGAATTACAACAGGTACAAAATTTACATTGACAGGATTACAAAAATTAAGAGGCGACGAAGCATACATTACTGCCGCGGAAAGAACAAAAGGACTATATGCACCTACTTCAGGAATGCCTGGCAACGAATTATCACAAGTTATGACAGGTGTTGACTACGGTGGAGTAATGGTCACTGGTCTAACCTTTGGCAGTGAAGTTGGTTGGGATAAATCTGATTGGTATGAACAACCTTGGGATAGTGCAGGCGGAACAAGAATAAAAACATTCTATGGTGACGGATCAACTGTGTCATTTGCTTTTGATAGACCTCCAGCACAAACAGATGTTTACACAGTTTATTTTGATGGAGTAAGACAGACTAACGAAGTACACAGAGGTGATTCATCGACAGCAACATTTACTTTGTCTACAGTACCGGGAAATAATGTTAAAGTTGAATTTATTCCGTTCGATGAAGATAGATCTTTTACTCCGACAGATGATAAAACTTTAGATTCTCAAATTTCAGGAGGATTATTTGGTTCGGCATTGGGTATAGATCCAAACCATGTAATCACAGATGGTGATGATTTTGTTTCTCCGGATACAAGTTACGCACCTGAAGAGGCAGTACCAGGACAATTATTTGATACATTGGATATACAAGTTTACACAGCACCGGAATCAGGTGTGCCTTTTATTGTAGAAAAAAATCATTTTGGTGACGGGACGACAACTACATTCAGTATTGGACAAAAACCTGGAACACAGGCATCTGTTTCGGTAATTGTTAATAATGTTAGACAAACACTTGGAACAGAATTTACAGTAGATGTTGCAAATGAAACAATTACGTTCTCATCAGCACCAGCGAATAATAAAAAAATAACAATTAAAAGTTTTGCTGTATCAGGACAAAACTATATGGTATTGGATAACTTTAAAGGTGATGGGTCTACAAAATCATTCACAACAGGAACAAGAGAAAGTTTTGCATTAGATAGTACAGGTTCACAATTATATGTAACCGTAAATGGTGTATCAACAACTTCTTATACAACAAGTGCTACTGCAAACACGATCACTGTTACATTTAGTTCAGCACCAACAAGCGGACACGAGATACAGATTGCAGGATTTAATCAAGCGTCAGGAAGAGCGTTTGCAGAAATACAATCAAACAATATAACTTTTGATGGTTCAACAACAAGATACACACTAACGTACCCGGTTGGAACTTATGGTCCATACGCAGGATTATCAGTTATAGAACACAAAGGAAAAGTTTTACGTGGACCAGACAATACATATTACGTTGGAGATGGATCTACTTACAGTTATGGAGTTGTGTCATCGCTTTCGGATACATCAACAGTTGATCCTGCTAAAACAATCACTTCCGCTTCACAAGTTGAAGTATATCTAAATGGCGGACGTGTGTTCTTAAATTCAGATTACACTGTTGACATAGGGGCACAGACAGTTGTATTCAACACGGCACCACAAGCATCGGACGTGATTGCGATTACAACGAATGTTGACAATCATTATTCGTATATTGGTGGAGATATTGTTTTAGAAACTGCTCAAATTGCCACTGATGGAATTACATTGACAACAGGTGATATATTAACCGTTACAACATTTAACAATGCACTAGGAATGAAAGCAAGAAGAGAAGTATTAGAAGGTAGACCTTCTGGACAACATTATCTATATCACACACCATTGAATTCAAATTACGTATATGTTTGGTTCAACAGCATACCATTGCAACAAGGACAAGATTACACAGTTGCAGGAAACGTTGTTACAATAGTTGGCAGAACCATAACAGCATCAGACAGAGTTGATGTAATGTATTTTGCTGTAGATACGGCAGTGAACTCAACAGGATTTAGAATTTTCAAAGATATGTTGAATAGAACTTTTTACAAAAGAATTACAAAAAATACAACAACGACACTTGCACAAGATTTAGCAGTCGACGACAGAACAATCACAGTTGTTGACGGATCGGTATTAGGTGAAGTTGATGGAACTACAAAATTACCAGGTGTAATCTTTATTAACAAAGAAAGAATAGAATATTTTGTTAAGAGTGGTAACACATTATCTCAAATCAGAAGGGGAACACTTGGAACAGGAATTAAGGCTCACGTAGGCGGAACATCAGTAGTAGACGCCAGCGGTAAAAATACCGTGCCTTATAGTGATACAATTTACACTGATACGCACACTGGTGACGGATCATCTGTATCATTTACTACTACAATAGCACCGACCTCTGCTAGTCAATTAGACATATTCATTGGTGGCCAACGATTGTTGTTGACTAGCGAGGACGGAAGTACAGTAAACTATACAGTTGATGGAAGTACGGCAGTTGTTACTCTAACCACTGCTCCATCGGCAGACGTTCAAGTTAAAATATTACAAAAGAAAGGAAATGTTTGGTATAATCAGGGCACAAATTCAGCGGCAGACGGTAAAGGATTACAAAAAGCCACTTCAAATGCGGCTAAATTCATAGCGGAAGAGCCTACAAATACACCTAAATAAATACATTAGATGACACAGGATAACAAATCAGAAGAACATAAAGAAAACACGGAACATCAAACTCCAAACGACCAATCTGGAGTAATGATGTCTGGACATATCAAAATATGGGATCCAGAATCAGGCGAAGTAATAGTGGACAAAAGAAACGCAATACACTATGAAAATATGTCGCAGGCTTTGGCTAATTCATTAGCAAATAAAACAACAGGTTTCGTACACGAGATGGCGTTTGGTAACGGTGGAACATCCGTTGATCCAACAGGTGTAATAACTTATCTTACTCCAAACTCAACAGGTTCAAATTCAACACTTTATAATCAAACATATTACAAAGTGATTGATGATAATTCAGCAACTAACAGAGATACAACTAGAAACAAAATGGAAGTTAGACATACAGCAGGTAACAAGTATACTGACATTGTTTGTACTTGTACTTTAGATTATGGAGAACCAACAGGACAAGCGGCATTTGACAACACAACAAATTTTAATGGCGATTATGTATTTGACGAATTAGGATTAAAGTCATGGGAGGGAACTGAAAACGGTTCAACAAATAAATTATTGACTCACGTTATATTCCACCCTGTACAAAAATCATTAAACAGATTAATACAGATTGATTATACTTTAAGAATACAAAGTTTAACAACATTCACTGAAACAAGTTCAACGGAAGCAAGTACTTCAAACATTGTAAGTGGAACTACTTCAGGAAGTAATACAGGGTACTAATAAATGGCCTATACGGTAAACAAAACAAATACATCGGCATCGGTGGCATCTTACATAGTGCAAGACAATGTCTTGAACACTGAAACGGATATTAAATTTGTAGGTAAAGGTTATTCTGGTTACGGAGAAACTATTGCAGAAAACTTTTTAGCACTATTAGAAAATTTTTCTAACACATCATCACCAGCAAAACCAATCAAAGGACAACTTTGGTATGATGAAGCGAATGCAAGATTAAAAGTATATTCAGGTTCGAATTTCCAACCATTGGGTGGAGCAGTATATCAAAGTTCAGAACCTTCCACACCATCAGCAGGAGATATTTGGATTGACGCAGATGTCGATCAAATGTATTTCTACAATGGTTCATCTCACATATTAGTTGGACCACCAGCATCAACAACAAGTGGATTTACTTTTGATTCTATTACAGATTCTTCTGATGCATCACAAAAAATTACTAAACTATTCAATGACGGAAGTTTACTTGCAATTATTTCTGAAGACGAGTTTATTCCAAAAACTGCAATAACTGGATTTTCAACAATTAAAAAAGGTATAACTTTAACAACTGCGATCACAGACACAAAATTTAATGGTACTGCAACAAACTCTGATTCATTAGGTGGAGTTGCGGCAGGAAACTATCTGTTGTCTAATGCGGCAGACACAACAACAGGAAGATTAACTATCGATACCAATGATGGTATCTACATAGGAGACCAATCAGAATTACAAATTACTGTGGCATCTAATGATGTTACAGTTGTCAACAGTCAACAAGATAAAGATATCTTAATGAAAGTTAATAATTCTGGAGCAGGCGGAAATGTAGAATTAATAAGATTAGATGGATCAACTGCGAGAGTAGGAATTAAAAATGCAACACCAACAACGGAACTTGATGTTACTGGTACAGTAAAAGCAACATTGTTTTCAGGAAACTTAACAGGTAACGTTACAGGTAACGTTACTGGAACTTCAAGTAAAGCAAGTGAAGTAAACATATCAGCAAAAAATACAGAGAACACAACAGTATATCCAACCTTTGTAACAAGTGCAACAGGTAACCAAGGATTATTCACAGACACAGGTTTATCTTATAATCCATCTACAAATGTTTTAACAACAACAGCCACACAGGCAAGATATGCTGACTTGGCTGAGAAATACGAAACTGACTCTGAGTATGAAGTAGGTACAGTTGTTATATTTGGTGGAGAAAGAGAAGTAACACAATCAACTATTGCAAATGATACAAGAGTAGCAGGTGTTATAAGTGAAGATCCAGCATACTTGATGAACAACGATTCAGATGGTCAAGCAATAGCACTTGTAGGAAAAGTTAAATGTAAAGTACACGGAATGATAGCAAAAGGCGATCTTTTAACAACATCTGGAGAGAAACCAGGACACGCCAGAAAGGCTATGACGCCGGTATTAGGTTCTATTGTAGGAAAAGCAATGGAAAATAGTGATTCAAATGGAGAAAGTGTAATTTTAATAAGTGTAGGAAGGTTATAAATACTGGTAATATGTCATACGAAATTAACAAAACAGACGGAACAGCATTAGTTACACTAACTGATGGTACAATTGATACATCAACAAGTTTAACATTATTTGGTAAAAGTTATTCAGGATTTGGTGAACTATTAAACGAAAACCTTATAAAATTATTAGAGAATTCATCTTCAACATCGGCACCAACAGCACCACTAAAGGGTGAACTTTGGTTCGATACCAGCAACGGTCAACTTAAAGTATATGATGGTTCGGCTTTTGAACCAACAGGAGGTGCTCAATCTTCAAGTACACAACCATCATCAGCATCAGCGGGTGACTTGTGGCACGATTCTACAAATGATCAAATGTATTTGTACTCAGGATCGGCTTGGATATTGGTAGGTCCAGTTTACACAAAAGGACAAACATTATCAGGTTGGAAAGTTGAAACTGTAACAGACAGCGGAAGCGTCGACAGAGTAATATCAAGTATGTACGTTGGAAATGTACAGGTATGTATTGTTTCATCTGTAACATTTACACCACAAACAACAATATCAGGATTTGCAACTATAAGTGCAGGATTAACATTAAACTCGAATTTAAGTGCAGTGTTTGAAGGAACAAACACATCAGCATCTTTCGTTGATACATCAGGAACAACAAACAGTTCAGCGTCACTAATTGCAGGCGGAAACTTTATGAGAAAAGATGCCGCTAACACAACAACAGGAGCATTGACAATTACTAATGATTCTGGACTTACATTAGGTGCAGGTTCAGACGTAACAATGTCAGTAGATGGTTCAAACCATTTAACTATTGCGAACACAGCCAGCAATGGAAACGTTATTATCTCTGCAAAAGCAGGATCAACGCAAACACCAAGAATTACAATCACAGGTTCTTCAGGAGCGACAGCGATAACAGGTGATGTCACAATCACAGGTAACTTATCAGTGTCTGGAGAAGTATCAAGAACAACAGAAATACAAATTGACGATGCTTTCATAAAATTAAACACTGGTAACTCTGAAGCAGATTCAGGAATCATTGTTGAAACCGATGATACAGCAGATGCGAGATTATTTTATGACATATCAGAAAACTTTTGGACGGCAGGTCATGGCAATTCTTATTCACAAATAATAAGATTAGCAGATCTAACAGATGACGGTAATGCAAACAAAGGTACAAAAGCATTAACAACAGATGCGTCAAGTGGAGATCTTAAAGTTACTACACTAACTTTGAACGCGGCAGGTAGCTCAATAACATCAGCAACAAGCGATTCAGATACGAAAGCGGCATCAGTTGGACAGGTTGCAGAATCTTTGAAAAGATGGGGTGGCTCTGTAACATCAGGCGGAAACGCAGACAGCGATGGAAGTAATAACTTGGCTGGACACAGATACATTGGTACATCGGCTCCAAGTGGTAGTGATGGTGCTAACGGAGACATATGGTTTGTCAGGGAGGCGTAACCCATGGCAACAGTCACTAAAATATTCACGTATACAGGTACAATACAATACCTAACAATTCCTTCGGGTACAACATCGGTAGATGTTTATGCTTGGGGAGGCGCTGGAGGCGGTGGAGGAGGAGACTCTGCTGGACCAGGACGTTCAGGCGCCGCAGGACATTTCGTTAAAAAAACAGCATTAAGTCTAACATCATATGCAGGGAAAGTTATCACAGTCGCAGTAGGTGGCGGTGGTGCTGGAGGATCAGGTGGTGGAGGAGCATCAGGTGGTGCTAACGGAAAAAGTTTAACAGGGTTTTCTGGAGGTAACGGAGGATCATCAGGTCCAAACGGATCTTCAGGTGCTGGAGGCGGAGGCGGAGGTGCTTCTGTAGTACAAATTCATAATGACCATATTGGAATAGGCGCAAGTCCAGGACCAGTTGTTGTCGCAGGTGGCGGCGGTGGCGGTGCTGGTGATGGTCAACACAGTGTAGGTACTGTTGGCGTCAACGCAAATTCACAAACAGCAACAGGATCTCCTGCATCATTGGGAGAAAAAGGTGCCAACCACAACGGAGATGGTGGTGGTGGCGGTGGTGCTGGTGGAGGTAACACTGGCGGAAAAGGCGGTAATGGTGGTTCAGGAGACCATGGAGGTACTGGCGGTTTTTCAGGAGGTGATTTAGTTCCAGCAGGTGGAACAAATAGTGTTGGATCAGGAACAACACCTGGAGGAACAGGTGAATCTCATTATGCGGCAGGAATTGCTGTAGGTGGTGGTGCAACTCAATCAGGTGGAAATGGTAAAGTTGTATTAGTATTTGAATCAACAGTAGAAGCAAAAGTAAAAATTGGTGGCACTTGGAAAAATATTACAGATATGTATTTTAAAACAGGTGGCAATTGGAAAAGAGTTACAGACGGATACACTAAAGTAGGTGGCACTTGGAAATCAATGTTCAACACATTACAAGGACAAGGCGGAAATTTCAAATCAAACTCTTCACAATTTGGTGGAGCAAACGGTGGAGCAGATGCATCAGGTGGTGCAGGCACATCAGGATCAGCAGGTTCAGGTGGCGGCGGCGGTGGTCGTGTTATCTGTACTTGGCTACAAAACAAAGGTATGTTCAGTGCCGAGGATTTAAAAGTAGACCAAGAGTTTTCAGTAAGGTATTTGAGCAGAACTTTAAAGATAGGTTATTGGTTCTGGGGAATACCGTTGGTAGAATATATGAATAATGCTGACAAAAAAGGCACATGGTTTGGTAAACTTGTGATTAAAGTTATTAGAATGTTGGCTCAAGCAAGGGCAAATGAGTTGGCATATCAAATGGGAGTGAGAAAACAGGGCGATATCCTAGGAAAAGTAACAAGATTAATAGGAGAAAGTTTCTGTTGGTGTGTTGGATTTATAGTAAGACCGTTCGTAGAGAAGAGATTTGGCGATTGGTTACAGATATACGATCCGGACATCGATTAAAAAGTAAATAGTAATGGAGAAAACAAAATGGCAACAAAACAGGAAGTAGCAGATTACATAAATTCCAATGTTAGTACAGCATTGACAGGAGAAGAAATTGAAAAAATAGACGCAATTTTGGATCCAGAAACTGCTACAATATTGATAAAATTATTAGGAGATGTTAGTTTCTTGGTTAACGTAAGAGATAACGGATCTAACTAAAAATTATGTCGTATACAATAAACAAAACTGACGGGACAACTCTCGTAACATTAAAAGATGGTACTATTGATACCTCTACAAGTGATGTTGCATTGTTTGGAAAAGGGTACGCAGGGTTTGGTGAAAAGTTAAATGAAAACTTTGTATCACTTTTAGAAAACTTTGCAAGTACTACTGCTCCAAATAATAAAACAAAAGGTCAGGTTTGGTATGATTCATCAACGAATCAATTAAATGTATACACAGGAACTAAATGGAAACCAGTTGGAGGTTCTACAACAGGTACAAGCCAACCAGCAAGTGCAGTATTAGGTGATATGTGGTTTGATACCACTAACAAACAATTATACACCTACAGTGGAACATCATGGATATTAATTGGTCCAACATCAGTTGCTGGATCAGGAGTTACATCTATGGTCCCAGAAGTTGTTGAATCAAACACAGGTGTAAACAAATCTATACTAAAAGGTGTTACAGGTGACTCTGTGGTATTTGTTGTATCGGCAGAAGAATTTACTCCAGGTACAGGAACAAATGGTGCGGCACTAACATCAGGTGGATTCGCAACAATTTATAAAGGTATTACACTTTCAACATCAATATCATCAAACAGATTTAAAGGTATAGCCTCAGAAGCCGCGGCATTGAATGACAGCGGTGTAACTATTTCTGCTTCAAGTTTATTAAGATCAGATATTGGAGATACAACAAGCGGAACTTTAGGAATCTTAAATGATTCAGGATTAACAGTAGGTCAAGACAGTGATGTAACAGTATCAGTTTCAGGAACTGTGGCAACTATTGCTAACACAAATGGTTCACTAACTTTAAATCCTAGTACAACTTTAGCAATATCAGGAAATTCAACAGTAACAGGAGATTTAACGGTCACTGGTACATTGAACGCAAGTAACACAGTATCAACATCTGTTTCGACTTTGATTGTTGAAGATAATATGTTGGTCCTAAACTCAACGGCGTCAGGTTTGATACCATCGGGTCTGCCTAATCAAGCAGGTATCCAAGTAAACAGAGGTGCCGACAGTGCTCAAAATGATGCAGGACCATCAGCGGCAACTGTGCAAGATGCTTTTTGGGTATTTGACGAACAGTTTCAAGACGATGGAACAACAATTTATGGAAATACGGGTGGTGCTTGGACGGCATACAGATCAGCCAACCAATTACGTGATAAACATTTAATAGATATAAGAGCAAATGTTGTACACGCAACAGCCACTTCGGCACAATACGCTGACTTGGCTGAGAAATATGTTACGGATGTCCAATATGAAATAGGTACAGTAATCTGCGTAGGTGGAGAACAAGAAGCAACACAAAGTTTTCCAGGATGTATGCCAATTGGAGTAATTTCTAAAGAACCTGCTTTCTTAATGAACAAGGATATCGCTGGACAGATAGTTGGACTAAAAGGAAGGGTGCCAGTCAAAGTTAAAGGCGTAGTTAATAAGGGTGATAATTTGTATGTGAGCGACACAAAGGGAGTTGCTTCAAAATTAGCAGATGACGGTGCTAATTTGGTAGGAATAGCACTGGAAAACAACAAAAATGAAGGAATAAAACTTGTAGAATGCGTTCTAAAAGTGTAATATAATAGTAACGATAAATAAATACAAGTATAAATTTTAGAATTTAGTACTAAAAAAGGAATTAAAATATGTCAGTAGTAACAGCAAGTAGATACAACGCAATTCAAACAAAAGTAGCCAACGTTTTAGGAACAGGATCAGGTGATAAAGGTTATGGACAATCAGTTACATCTGGTCAAGTTACAACAGGTGACGAAGTAACAGCAACTCATATCGCAAATTTAAGAACAGATATTAACAAGTGTATTTTACACCAAACAGGATCAGCAACAACGGCTATCGTTGCACCATCAACTGGTGATACTATCGTTGAAGATAACTCAACTACTAAAAAAGGTTGGGCACAATATGAAGCAACAGCGACTACGGCAGAAACAAACAGATTAACTGCAAACAGTGGTAACATGACTACCACTTCAAAAATTACTGAACAGAGAACAAATGCTTGGGGATCATCTCCAGACACAATCAACACTACTTTCACAGTAACTTTTTCATCAGCAGACATCAAAAGAAACTATTTTAATGCTGGTGGAGAAATACATTTAGCATTAGGACTATCATCAGGTTCAGGTTCAAAAGGAACTTCTTGGTCTAACTTGTTCTCAGGAGCAGGTACAATCAAGTTTGGAAGAACAGCAACAACTTGTACAGGTTCAGGATCAACAACTTCAATTGGTAATGTTGACATGACAGGTTCACACCAAACTATATTCTCAAAAAATGTAGGTGGCGGTGGAGTTTACGCAGAAAACGATTTCAACGTTACAGCAAAAGACAACAGTTCAACTGTTTTAGAATTCATTGTTACACTTAACGATGATGACTCAGGTGACCAAACAGGTACTGGTGGTCCGGTTGACGAAAACGTTGGTGGTACAACTACTCTTACAGTGAGTTCGTTCAGACCAACTAATGCATCTGCTGTTACTTTCACAGATCCATCGTTCTCAACTACTGATAACTTCAATTAATAGTTAATTAGGTAATTTCCAAATCTTATTTGACCTATAGTTCTGATTAATATATAATAATATCATGAACGAAAAACTAAAAAATGCGTTGGAATTTTCCAACTACATGGTAACCTATAACAATCAAAAAAGAATACTGAAACAAAAGTTCTTAGATCAAAATGTCCACTATGCAAGTGGATCGTCTTTTAAAATAAACAAAGAATTTATAAACTTTATTAATCTTCTACTGCAACAAGGACAAACAAAAGATGTTGTGATAATCGATGATAATGACAATCCAGTACAAATTGAAGATTTTAAAAGTTTTGTGGAAACCACAATGGACATATATTCTAAAAACGTAAATGAATACTACACACAATTAAAAACAATTAAGAAAAGAGATATCAAAGACGTTTTAGGAAGATGACAAAAGGTGTAATACTATTTGCCAACAATAATGATGAAATAGATTATGTGAGGCAGGCAATATTTTGTGCAAAACAGGTGCAAAAATATTTAAAATTGCCAGTATCGTTAGTAACTGATTCGGCCAAACACTTAACAAACAATTATCCGAAACTGATAGACACTTTCGATAAAGTTATTTCTACAAAAAAGATACAAGTATTTCAAAGAAAAACTTTCCGGGACGGTATGGGTAAAGCAAAAAAGTTACCCTGGAATAATTTTAATAGATCTGATGCATATAATCTTACTCCGTATGATGAAACTATTGTGATGGACACTGATTATATTGTGTGTAATGATAATTTATCAAATTGTTTTAAACTAAATGATGATTTTATGATATGGAAAGATGCATTCTATTTGAATCCAATAGGAGAGCCATGGGAAATAAGAAATGTAAGTGATGTATCGATAGAAATGTATTGGGCAACTGTGTTTTACTTCAAAAAAAACAAAAAAACAAAAACGTTTTTTGAACTTTTAAAATATATCAAAGACAATTGGGCATATTACAGATGGATATATCAAATTGCATCAGTAAATTTTAGAAACGACTTTGCATTCAGTATTGCTATCCATATTATGAACGGATTTGAAGAAAACACCAATTGGCCAACAAAACTTCCAGGCACATTGTACTACACATATGACAGAGATTTAGTTGAAGACTTTGTTGACAATAGATTTACTTTTTTGTGTGCAAATCCAAACGAAAAAGGAACATATTCTATAGCAACAACCAAAGACATTAATGTACATATTATGAATAAAATTGCATTGGAAAGATTAATAGAGGGTCAAGGCATATGATAGAAAAAGGTTTTTTGATATACGCAAACAATACCTGGAAAGAAGACTACTTAAAACAAGCATATGCTTTAGCATTGTCCATAAAATTGTACAATAGTGATGCTCATATAACAGTTGTAACAAACACAGAGCCAGAGGCCAAATACAGTAAAGTTTTTGATAATGTAATTGTTAAAAAAACAAAACCAAACAGTTTATTGAATGTAGAAGAAAGAATAAATGCATTTGATATATCACCTTACTTGAAAACCATAGTGATGGACGCAGATGTATTGGTAACTGAAAATTTAAACAGTTGGTGGAAGTACTTGAAAAATTATATGATATATTATGCATCTTCCGTAAGAACGTATAGAGATAAAATCAGTGATTCAACAGCATATAGAAAAACTTTTGTACAAAATGAGTTGCCAAATTTATACAACACTTTCAGTTATTTTGAAAAGTCAGAAGAAGCCGCTTTGTTTTACAGAATGCAACGTGTGGTTATAGAAAACTGGCAAACATTTTACAAAAAATACACGCCAAAGAAAAAACAAAAATGGTGTAGTATGGATGTAAGTTCTGCGATTACTTCAAAACTTTTGTGCAATGAAGAACAGATTACCTCCAAAGACTCTTTCATAAATGTAGTACACTTGAAACCCAAACAACAAGGCTGGAGTTTTAGATATCAAAAGGCAAGTACAGCAGTTACACTAAATTTTTCTGATAAAAATTTTTATATTGGTAACTTTAAACAAAACGGAATTATACATTATGTAGAAAATAATTTTTTATCAGATTACTTAATAACACAACTAGAAGAAGCAAATGCAACAGTATCTTGAATTTAACGCAGAAACAGGAATTCCAATAGCAGTTGGTCCAAGCAAACAAAAAACATCCATCGAAATCAATGATATACTAGCGAATGAAATAAAATCTGGATCTAAACGTTTGGAAGAATTCAAAGTGCTATATGACGAAAAATTAAAAAAATATGTAGTAAACGAAATAGGTATCGGTATGTTAGAGGAGGAAATTAATGAGACGCCCGCCTCACACATAATATATCAAGTGCCAGTTGTTGATCAAATAAAAGACGGAATAAACATAGTGCAAGATACGAAAAATAATAAATGGAAATTAGTTGTTCAGGGAGATATAGTTGATACTTTAAATTCGATATCCAGTAATGCACTGTGGCAAATGTTTTATATAACAAAGAAGGATAATCCAAACATACTACATAACCAGTTTAAAGTTGATTTATTACAAGGAAAATGTGACATAGAAAATATAGATGAAGGAATAAATGAATTAAATATTAGTGTATTTTGTAAAAGAATTTATAACAATTATTATCACGTGAAAGAAAATGCATAAAAAATTTTTAGTAAGAGATCATGATATTTTTTATTTGAGCTATGACGAGCCAAATGCTGAAAAAAATTACGCAGATATTTGTAACAAGATACCGTGGGTAAAAAGAGTACACGGAGTGAAAGGATCAGATGCGGCACACAAAGCCTGTGCCGAGAGAGCGGAAACAGAAAGATTCACAACTGTAGACGGAGATAATATTATCAATCCAGAATGGTTAGACGTTGAAATTGATTTTGATCCAGACACAGTTGATTTAACAACCAGTGTTGTTAGTTGGTGTGGGTACAATGTCGTCAACGGTTTAATTTATGGAAATGGTGGATTAAAATGTTGGCCAAAAAAATATGTGTTAGATATGAAGACACACGAAAACGCAGATCCAGATGATGTTGCCGCACAAATAGATTTTTGTTGGGATATTAGATACTTACAAATGAATCAAACATACAGCGATGTATACAATAACCACACACCACAACAGGCCTGGAGAGCAGGATTCAGAGAAGGTGTAAAAATGTCATTGGATAGAGGATCGAGAGTCAACTTAGATGATTTTAAAAAGAATCATTGGAAAAATTTAAACAGAATGTACATATGGCAAATGGTTGGTGCAGATGCTGACAATGGATTGTGGGCGATATATGGAGCAAGACAAGGCACATATTTAACAATGTGTACTGATTGGGATATAGTGAACACGAGAGATTTTGAGTATCTAAACGAGATGTGGAAAAAAGAAGAAGAAAATTTTAAAACAAAAAGTCTTGATGCAGAAATAAAAAGATTAGGTGAAATACTGATAAGTGACATAGAATTACCCATAGGGTCAGAACCGCTTACAGAGTCACAAAGCAAGTTTTTCAAACAGGTTTACCAGAATCCTGTGCGTGGAGTAGAGAGCTTCATTATTAAAAAATAGACTACTATTTTCAAGTAAATATAGGTATGAAGTATGACGATTTAAAACAATCCAAAAGTTTCTGTATTATACCGTGGGTTCATTTACAATTTGAGCCACACAACAAAGTAATACCGTGCTGTCTTACATCTCCATACAATTATGATCTCGGAGATCTAGAAACTAATTCAATACAAGAAATATGGAATAGTCCAAAACAAAAAGCATTACGAAGAGAAATGCTTTCTGGATCTCGTCCAAAAATCTGTTCTAAATGTTGGCATATGGAAGACAAAGGTATGCGTTCAAACAGACAACACAATAATAAAACTTACAAAGAAGTAATGAAAAAAGTTGAAGAAATTACTTTGCCCGATGGCACAGTACCTGAAATGAGATTAAAATATTGGGATATGAGATTCAGCAATATTTGTAATTTAAAATGCAGAAGTTGTGGACCAAAATATAGTTCTTCATGGGTACCAGATGCAATAAAAATTTGGGGTAAAAAGAAGTATATGAGCGAAAACAAAAAAGGTTTGAATATCGTAAGCGACATAGAAGGACAATCTAAATTAACTTTCTTAGAAGATCAAATTAAACACGTTGAAAGAATTTATTTTGCGGGTGGTGAGCCAATGATGATGGAAGACCATTGGTATATTTTAGATTTACTAAAAAAATATAAAAGGTTTGATGTTAGAATAATGTACAATACAAATATGTCAAAACTCGAACATAAAGGAAAAAGTGTAATTGATTACTGGAAATTATGGGATCCAGGAAAGATTGAAGTATGGCCAAGTTTAGATGAGTTTGGACATAGAGCAGAGCTAGTGCGTTCAGGAACTGTGTGGGAAAAAACAGCAAAAAATATCGAGACACTTACTGGATTGAGTAACGATATTTTTATACAACCAGGAATAACAGTAGGTGCTTTAAACGTGTTCAGGTTGCCTGAAATCATTGAACACTTTATTAAGTTAGGACTAATTCATGACAACTATGCTAACCAAAATTCCAATACCTGGAAAGTAAAGTATAATAACTGGTTCTTAAACTTTGTACACTGGCCCGAAGATTTACATATTAGTATTTTAAGTGATAAATTCAAAAAAGAAATTCTGCAAAATTATAAATTTTGGATTCTAGATTTTAAAGAAAAATATGATTATGATCCAACACCTAAATTAAAAGAAGTAATGTCTGGATTAGAAACACCACATAATGGAAAATACGCAAAACTATTTTTAGAAAAACACGCAAAATTAGATAAACTTAGAAAAGAAAGTATTTTTAAAACAATTCCTGAGTTAGAAGATGTTAGAAATATGTATCCAGGAGTTTATGAGGAGGCATATGAAAAGTTTAAATGAAAATAAAACACCGGTAGTCAAAGTACAAAGAAGAACTCCGGGTGTAATGGCAGTTACTTGGGTTATTAATAATATCTGTACAAATGCTTGTTCGTATTGTCCACCTAATTTGCATAAAGGAAAAAATCATCACTACGATTGGGAAAATGCAAAAAGATTTTGGCAATTATTATTAAACAAATACGATAAATTACACGTTAGTATTTCGGGTGGCGAACCAACTCTAAGTCCTTTCTTACTAGACTTTGCAAAAATGATTCATGACACAGGAGGCAAAACAGGTATAACAACAAACTTTGCTAGAACTCCAAGATATATGGCACAACTGGCACCATACCTTGCTTACATATCTTCTAGTTTTCATCCAAGTTTTGAAGATAAACAATTTTTAGAAAAAGCACTTGCCGCCGCAGATATTACTCCAACAAATATCAGGGTTATGATGGACAGTAATCATTGGGATACCGCATTAAAATTTTTAGATAGTTGTAAAAAACACAAAAATATTACAGTAGAAGCAGTAAAAATACTTGACTGGATGCCAGGAAATATGGCAGGAAGAAATTATACGGAAGAACAACTTAAATGGTTTGAAAATACAAATCTATTTCAAGAAGCAGAAGTATGGCCCAAAAGAAAATATTTTGATAGTTGTTCAAACATTCATTTTGAGGACGGCGAAGTGATCAATTCAAGCGGTAATGAACAAGAACTTATCAATGCAGGAAAAACAAATTTCAAAGGTTGGAAATGCCATATGGGATTAGAAAGTTTGTTTATACAATATACAGGAAAGATACAAATGGCAAACTGTTTCCAGGGTGGAGTTATAGGAGACATAAACGAACCAGAAAAAATTAATTGGCCAACAGCACCTTCTATATGTATCAAAGATAGATGTCATTGTACTATTGATGTTTTGTTAACAAAAGAGAAAGTATGATAAAAACTTTATACATCAATGGATGTAGCCACACCGCAGGAGTAGAACTAGACTCATGGGAAAAAGGTGGACCTACTTGGCCAAAGGATGGAACGATTCAAGAAATACCTCAACACTGTTATAATGATTCCTGGGCAAACACAATGGGCAGAAACTTAAATGTTGAAACAATAATAAACAATGCCATACCCGGATCAAGTAATGATCACATATTACAAAGCACAATTAATTTTATACAAAAACATAAAAACAAAGACGAACTGTTTGTTTTGATTGGGTGGACAGGATCTGATAGATTATTTCTAGAATCGGATGAACCTGGAGATAACAAATTTTTAAATCATTATATGTTCATACCCGGATTGCTTGGTGCAAAGAAATCAAAAAATGTTGTGCCAATGAAAGACAAACACGAGATTATGTACAAAGAGTTATTGCGTACACATTGGGGTAGTTGGACGGAAATGCAATATAGAACAATACTACAACATTTCACTTTGCAATCATTTCTGCAAAAACATAACATCAAACACCTGTTTATTAATATGTTATTTGATTTTGATATGCATAAAATTAACAAAGTGCCAAAACTCAATGCTTTATATAATCTACTAGATCATAGGAACATTTACAAAGAATGTTATTTTGAAAGATTTAAAAAAGATCCAAATACAGTATGGAATCCAAACCAACACGTAGGACAACCAGGACAAAATGAGTTCGCCAAAGAAGTGCATAATTACATAAAAGAGAATGATTTACTATTACGTTAAAAACAAAGACAATTATTTAAAGGACAACTGGAATGTATTACCAGAAGACTATCCTGAATTAAAATTAGATAAAACAGAATTTCAATTAAAAGAATATTTTAAACCAGTATACAAGATTCCAAAAGGCAATTTTGTAATTTTATTTGAATTAAGACATAGATTGGTAGCAAAAGAAAAAGTTTTAAAACATTGGGAATTACCTGACGAAACACAGGCCGCTGTTAGAAGTGGTCGTTGTAAAATAATGCTGTTAGGATGGATGGAAAATTGGGGAGACAAAGAGTTCCAAAAAATATTTCAAACAATAAAAGATCACAATCATTCTTGGTTAGAAAAAAAACATTTTATTTTTGTTACAGCATCATTAAATGATTTCGGCAATAAAGAATATTGTGCCTTATATGCAAATAAAATGGAATGGCAATGGCACGAAGTATTTTACAAAAAAATAGAAAGAATGCAAAATAATGTAAGATTTTATCCTTACAAATATTTTTTATGTTTAAACAGAAGGCCCGACTGGCATAGGTTCTATGCTTTAATAAAATTATTTGAGTATCATAAGTTTGGAATACTTACACATTTATCAAAAGATTCTTCATTCAAAGATAATTTTTATGGCGACGAAACTTGTAAGGATCATTTTGAAAAAGCACTTGAACAATTTAGGACAATGGAGTTAACAAATAATCCCGAATTTGTGGAAAATGTTTATAGAGAAAGAGACCCAATATACTATGAAACATATGTTGGCGATACTTGGACAGATCATTACAAGGACGAACCAGACTTTTTAAAATATCAAAAATTAGCACGAGAATATATAGAAGATAAAATTTCTTATGCTAAAAGAAAAGATTATAGATGGTTTTTATACAAAGTTGGACAGAACAAATGGCATTTTTCAAAAGACAAGGAAGATCTGTATAAAATTAGAGATGAATTAGTCCATGGACAACCTCCAAGATATGAGCAACTTACAGCAAATCTAATGAAAATTTATAATAAAAGAATTGCAGGATTGTTACCTATGCAAATTAAAAATGATAGGCATAATGTTCATGAAGGAGCCAATCCAAATAAAGATACGGATCCAGAAAAATATCTAGTGTCTATGCTTCACGTAGTCACAGAAACATATGCCGATTCGACAAATTTTCCTGATAGTTTTGTTTCAGAAAAAACATTTAAACCAATGTTTTACAAAAGACCTTTTATTGTAGTAGGACAATGGAAAACTTTAGAAGGTTTAAAAAGATTAGGGTACAGGACGTTTGATGAGCATTTCAATGAAGAGTATGACAATAAGAAACACGATTGGAACAGAGCAACAATGGCTCTAGAAGAAGTATTGAAATGGTGCAGGAGTTCTCCCAAACACAAGAAGTTTGTGTATGAAAAAACAAGAGAAATTTGTGAGCATAACTTCAGAACTCTTATGCATAGAGGATCAACATTAGAAAAAACCTTACATAATAAAATTGTTGAAAATTTTAAATCATTAATAGAAAAAGAAGATGTGGGGAATTAAAATAGGTTTCATTGGGTTAGGTAAACTCGGATATCCTTGTGCAGAAGCAATGGTTGACAGAGGGTTTGATGTGACAGGATATGACACTGAACATAGGTCTAGTTCTAAAATTAATATTACAGACGATATTTTAGAGTGTGTAGTAGACAAAGATTTTGTTTTTGTCGCAGTACCAACTCCTCACGAAAAAGATTACGATGGTAGTAAACCAACGTCACAACTAGATCCAAAAGATTTCAATTACGATACCGTTAAAAGTGTTTTAAAAAGAATCAATAAACATATGACAAAAGACCAAGCCATAGTATTGATATCAACAGTGTTACCAGGCACGACCAGGAGTCAACTTGCACCTTTGGTCGATAATACAAAATTATTGTACAATCCATATTTGATTGCTATGGGCACGGTGGGTTGGGATATGTTGAATCCAGAAATGGTAATGATAGGAACCAAAAAAGGAAATCCAGATACTGCGGTGTTGGCAAAAAAACTTGAAAGTATGTATCTACAAATGTGTGATAATATGCCACGAGTAGAAATTGGTTCGTGGGAGGAAGTAGAAGCAATTAAAATATTCTACAATACATTTATCAGTGCAAAATTATCATTGGTTAATATGATACAAGATGTTGCTGTAAAACTTGGTAATATGAATGTTGATGTTGTTACCAATGCATTGGCAAACAGCACACATAGAATTACCAGCGGAAAATACATGAAACCTGGAATGGGTGATGGTGGTCCTTGCCATCCACGTGATAATATTGCATTAAGGTTTTTAGCCAAAAAGTTAGATTTGCATTATGATTTGTTTAGTGCTATAATGGAATCAAGAGAAATACAAGCAAAAAATATGGCTAAAGAAATATTAAAATATGGCAATGTAGTTTATTTTACAAGTGATTCATATAAAGAGGGAACACAACTTACAGATGGTTCTTATTCATTGTTAGTACAACATTATGTTAGAGAGCTTGGAGGTATTGTTAGTCATGGAAATGCGGAAAAAATTGATGTTATTTTTAGAGTACATAATAACGATCAATTTTCAACAGACGAAAACACTATTGTTTTTGACCCATGGAGAACATATCCAAAAGCAAAAAACGTAGTGTACTACGGTGATACAAAAAATGTATGATATAGTTTTTATAGGATACAAAGAAAAATACAAAGATAAAAATTGGAAACGTTTAACAGATCGGTTTCCGATGGCCAAACGTGTTGACAGTGTAAAAGGATTACATCAAGCACATATCAAAGGTGCAAAAATGTGTTGGACTAAAATGTTTTGGATAGTCGATGCAGATGCACTTATATTAGATAATTTTAATTTTACATACAAAGCAGAAGAATGGGACGAAGACATAGTCCATGTGTGGAAATGTAAAAATCCTATTAATGGACTACTATATGGATACGGCGGTGTAAAATTATTTCCAAGACAAATGACAATAGACCAAGATGTTACATCCACCGATATGACAACCAGCATAAGTCCACGTTTTAGATCTATGCCAGAAGTATCCAACTTAACTGAATTCAATACAGATCCTTTCAATACCTGGAAAAGTGCATTCAGAGAATGCGTTAAGTTATCTAGTAAAGTTATAGATAGGCAAAAGGACACAGAAACCGAAGATAGATTAGATGTATGGTGTACAGTGGACAACGGAGATTTTGGCGACTATTGTGTAGCAGGTGCCAAACAAGGAAGAGAGTATGGCACAGCAAATATTGGAAATACAGATGCACTTAAAAAAATAAATGATTTTAATTGGTTACAAGAAAGATTCAATGAGCAAAATTAATTACATAGACGATAAAGATTTGTACGGCAGATTAGAATTACTGACAGGTAACAAATTATTTTTACGTTTGAGAAACGCAGTTGATCATTTTGACGCAGATTTTTCCGATGCATTTTCTATCGGACAACTAAAAAGTAAAAGATGGCTTGTAAAAGAATTAGAAAATATAAGTGAAAATCAATTTTTAGGCCTTGGCACAATATTTTTGTGTGCTGGTTGGTATGGTACACTTGCGGCAATGCTTTTTGATAGTACGTGTAGTATAAAAAAAATAAGAAGTTTTGATATAGACGAAACTTGTTGGCAGATAGCCGATACAATAAACAGAAATAAAGTTAAAGAGCAATGGAAATTCAAAGCAGTTACGCAAGACATTCATAAAATTACTTTTGACCAACCGCATACTTATAGTGCTTGGAGCAAAACAGAAAATCAGGATGTAACATTAACAGATATTTGCGACACAGTAATCAATACAAGTTGCGAACATATACACAATTTTAAAGATTGGTATGCTAAAATTCCTAAAGGAAAATTAGTTGTGATGCAATCAAATAATTACGATCAATTAGAAGAACACGTTAACTGTGCAAAGGATCTGGAAGAGTTTGAAACACAAACACCAATGACAAAATGTTTGTACAATGGAACTTTAGACTTAATAAAATACACAAGGTATATGCGAATTGGAATTAGATAATTTAAAACTGCGACAATTACAAATTGAATGTGCTAAAGCAATAAAATGTTTTAGTGCTACAAACAACAATCTTTCTAAGTACAATAAATTGGCTCATCATGATAGTCAGCAATGGTACAAAGCAATCATTAAAGACTACGTTAATAAGTATGGAGATTTACCTAGTAAAAAAGGACCTGGTAAACACATAAAGCTCATTATTGAAGAATAAATACAAGCAAGTAAAAAAATAGATTTATCCGCTAGGATACTATTATAATAACTTGTAATTTTTATGTATAAACTCGAAGATATAAAACAAATTCATCTAGAAATCACTCAAAAATGCCAAGCCGCTTGTCCGATGTGCGACAGGAATCAAAACGGTGGTGCCTTAAATCCTCACATCAACTTAGACGAATTAAAAATAGAACACATCAAAGAAATTTTTAGTCCAACATTCATTAAGCAATTAACAGCAACGCAACTGTGCGGTAACCTAGGAGATCCTATTATTGCAGAGCATACATTAGAAACATATCAATACTTTAGAGAACACAATAAAGATATGTGGTTGAGTATGAACACAAACGCAGGTGCAAGAGAACCAGAGTGGTGGGCAGAATTGGCCAAAACATTAGGAAGGAACGGACTTGTAATTTTTAGTGTTGATGGACTGGAAGACACAAATCACCTATATAGACAAAATGTGCAATGGAGCAAAGTAAAAAGATCTATGGATGCTTTTATAGGTGCTGGAGGTAGAGCACGTTGGGATTATTTGGTGTTTGACTTCAATGAGCATCAAGTAGAGGAAGCAAGAGAATTAAGTAAAAAATGGGGATTTGAAAAATTTATCGCAAAGAAAAGTTCAAGATTTATAACAGGACACACATCAGAGAAAAAGGATAGTCACCAAGCAGTTAACAGAAAGGGCAGTAAGACTACATTATTAAAAGAACCGTCCAGTAAAAATTTACAAAATCCAGCATTATTAAAACAGAACAGTATATTGAAAGAATATGGTACTATGGATAAGTTCTATGATCAAGTTGGTATTCAATGCAGAGTTGCAGAAACAGGAAGTTTATATGTGAGTGCCGAAGGAGTAGTTATGCCTTGCTGTTGGACAGCAGGTAGAATGTACAAATGGTGGCAACCTGATCCTCGAGTAGAACAAATTTGGGGTCATATAGATAGAGCAGGAGGAAAAGATTCCTTGAATGCTTTAAAAGTTGGATTAGAAGGAGTGTTTGATTCAGGAATATTTGAAAGTATTGAGCAAAGTTGGAATATAAAAGGTTGTAGAGAAGGAAGATTAAAAGTTTGTGCAATGAAATGTTCAAAACAATTTGATGTAGTGGGGTCACAGTATGAGTAGAAAATTACCTTCGAATACTTTTTGTGCGTTACCGTGGATGCATTTAAGCAGTAGACCAGACGGTAGTATGAGAACTTGTTGTACATCAAATGCAAGTTCTGTACAAGATCCAGACTCGAACAAAAAAGTCGGAGGAGGTCAAGTTGGTGTTGTAAAAAGAGAAGACGGCAAACCGGCAAACTTTAACACAACAACATTAGAAGAGGCGTGGAATGGTTCGTATATGCGTAATGTAAGAAAAATGATGTTGCGTGGAGAAAAACCTGCACCTTGTTTAAAATGTTACAAAGAAGAAGACGCAGGTCATTACAGCAAAAGGAACTGGGAAACTGAATACTGGTTGAGAAGATATACACTAGATGATATGATTGGGCAAACAAAAGAAGATGGCTCTATACCTCCAAAAATCAGATACATTGATTTGCGTTTAGGAAGCAAATGCCAATTGGCCTGTGTAATGTGTTCTCCTCATGATTCATCGGGTTGGATAAAAGAATGGCAACAAATACATCCTACAATACAAAATGAAAAATTAAAAACAACATCTTCTTGGCATAACAAAGGTAAAGACTTTGGTGCTAGTTATAATTGGCATAAAAATAATCCAAAATTTTGGAATGATCTTATGGATCAAATACCAAATATGTATCAATTGTATTTTGCTGGAGGTGAAGCACTAATCATTGACGAACATTATGAATTATTAGAGGAGTGTATTAAACGAGGTCACGCAAAAAATATGGAATTAAGATATAATTCAAATGCTGTGGAGTGGAGAGATGATCTTTTTGATCTATGGAATGAATTTAAAAGAGTAAGATTTCATTATTCAATTGATGCATTGGGAGAACAAAATGATTATATTAGATATCCTTCTAAGTGGGCAAGACAAGAAGAAGTATTCCATATATTAGATAACACTGCACCGCAAATTGAAGTAACAACGGCAACAACAATAATGGCACTTAATATAGCATACCTTCCAGAATTTACGCAGTGGAAGATAGACCAAGGATTTAAAAAATTAAACAAATGGCCATTGGGTGCTGGAGGAATAAACAGTCACTTTGCATATTGGCCTCCTCAATTGAATGTTAAAGTTTTACCTCAAAATGTAAAACAGAAGATAAAAGACAAATATGAAAATGAATTCTATCCTTGGATTGAAGAAAATTGGGAAAGGTTTACCGGAGTAAAAGAAGCAGGTATATCAAAAGATGATTTTTTAAAAGCGACATATGGATTAAAACGTTTCAAAGGTGTTATTAACTTTATGATGGCAGAGGATTGGAGTGAAAGATTACCACAAACTAAAGAATGGATTAATCTTCTTAACAAACAACGTGGATGGGATGACAAATTTTTAAAAGTTTTCCCAATATTCAAGGATATATTATAATGGCTGACACTTTTTGTAGTATTGCGTGGAATCATCAATTTATAGGACCTGATGGAAATATAAAACCTTGTTGTAGGTTTGTTATGCCACCAGACACTAAAAAATCTATCAAAGGCAAAGATAGTTTAGAAGATGTATTTTTAGGAAAACATCAAGACGAAGTGAGAAAAGATTTGGCCAATGGAATAAGGCACAAAGGTTGCGTTAAGTGTTGGCAAGAAGAAGATGGCGGAAAAAGATTAAGCATTAGACAGAACTATAATAGAACACTACCAGACATTGGAGATTTACACAAAGATTTAGATATGTCAAAGCCAAAAATTACTTGGCTTGAATTAAGTTTTAGTAATAGATGTAATTTAAGTTGTAGAATGTGTGGTCCATATTTTAGCACCAATTGGTATAAAGACTGGAAAGCAGTAAAAAGACACGTGATTGGATTCAAGTATAATCAAGCAAAAATCACAGATGACCAAATAGACGAAGTAATTGCACAAAGTAACAAAGACAATGTTATAGATATTGACAAATTAAATTCAGTATTGCCAACAATAAGACACATCAAAATGACAGGCGGAGAACCTTTCTTGATTCCTGAGTACAGAGAGATATTGGAAAGAATTGTTGCTATGGGCAGAGCGAAAGAAGTGTATTTAAATTATTCAACAAACTGTACTGTTATGCCTTCAAAAAAATTAATTGAACTTTGGAGTAAGTTTAGAAAAGTTGAATTCGCTACAAGTATAGACGGAGTAGGCCCCGTAATAGAATACCAACGTTATCCAACAAAATGGACGCAAGTTGAAAAAGTTGTTGAAACATTAATGAGATTGAGTAAAGATATGAACGTTCATGTTGGTACGAGACCCACAATAACTTTAATGAATGTTTTAGATGTACCAAATATAACACGATGGTGGGCAGATATGATGAATAAACATTATCGTGATAAGTTTGATAACGGTGCATGGATCAATCATACTCATTGTTTAAATCCAAAATATGTAAGTTGCACTACATTACCGCAGTGGGCAAAAGAAATTGTTGCGAAAAAGTTAGTAGACGCACCAACAAAAAGACAACAAGAAAATTGGGATTATCTAGTGAAATATACAATGAGTCAAGATAATTGGCATCTTTATGGAGATGCTTTTAAAGATTACACTGGTAAACTAGATCAAAGACGAGGCGAGGACTTTGCTAAAGTAATACCGGAATTTGGGAGATTATTAGATTAATGCATTATCTAAATTTAGACGAGGTTAGAGATATACAGATAGATCATAATAGTGACTGTAATCTAAGATGTCCGCAGTGTGCAAGAACGTACAAAGGAGGAACCATACCTGAATTGCCTATAACAGAATTAACAGTCGAAGATTATCATAAAATAATCGAACCTGTTGTAAAACATTTGGAACGGATTAATTTTTGTGGGAACTACGGTGAAGTTGGTGTCAGTAAAACGTTTATGCCTGCACTAGAATATATTGTAAATCATAAAGATTTCAACGGAAGGATTATTATAAACACAAACGGATCAGTACGTAACGCAGACTGGTGGACGCAACTTGCTAAAATATTAGGTAATAATCCTAATAATAAAGTTGCTTTTAGCATAGATGGTTTAGAGGACACAAATCACAAATACAGAGTTAATGCAAAATGGAAATTAATAATGAATAATGCAAAAGCATTTATAGATGCCGGGGGAAATGCAAGATGGGATTATCTTGTGTTTGGACATAACGAACATCAAGTAGATGAAGCAAAAAATATAGCACAAAGTATTGGATTTAACAATATTCGTTTTAAACTAACCAGCAGATTCATAGACGAATTAAACTATCAAGAAAATAAAGATATAAATGATTCAAAAAAAGTTACAACACGTAAAAGCAAGTATGTTTTAGAACTTGCTAAAGAAAATAAATTTAGACCCAAAAGTTTAGAACAAGGAAAAAATATTATAGACAAATACGGTAGTTGGGAAAAATATTTCGATTCTACTGTGATTAAATGTAAAGCAAAGCCGATTGGCAAACTATTTGTTGATTTTCATTCTAGAGTTTGGCCTTGTAATTGGGTAGCAAGTGGAATGTACCATTTCGGTAAAAATAAACAACAATCAGAATTACACAAAATTTTAGATTATTATGGATGGGACTTTAATAGTTTAAGACACAACTCGTTTGATAAAATTTTAACTCACGAGTATTTTAAGGAAAGTTTTTGTTCAAGTTGGAAAGGAAAGCAGAGTGATGCTATTCCGAGACTAACTGCCTGTGCTAGAACGTGCGGAGAAGAATATGAATTTTCAAGCGTATACGGAAAAAATAAAATCGATATTAATTTAAAGGAGACAATGAATGTCTAAAATATTAATCGCAGGTAATCCAGAATACGGAGTTGCAAAAGCATTGGCGAAAGTTTTTCCTAATGCAACTTTTTGTTGTAGGTCAAATGGTTTGCAGTTAGATCTAACCCTGTACAAGAGACAACGTGAACTGGCACAAATAAGTCTCGATTATGATATATTCATAAGTGTTAGTTCATTATGGAAGTTTCATCAAACAACATTGGTGCAAGAAGTCGCAAAACTGTGGAAAGAAAATAAACATAACGGATACTTAATAGCATTTGGGTCAAGTGCCGACACACCAGTGAAAGCAAGTACGTGGTTGTATCCAACAGATAAAAAAGCCTTGAGAGCCTATATGAGAGGATTGAGTCAAATAGTATCGGGCGAAGAATATTCAGGATTCAAAACAACTTATATTTCGCCAGGACATATTCACACACCAGCACAAGATAAAAAACATCCAACAATGAAAAAGTTATCTGCTGATTATGTTGCTGGAGTAGTTGAATGGTTAGTAAAACAACCTACTGATGTAAACATAAGTGAAGTTTGTTTAGACAAAATAAGGATTAAAGACGAATAATGGAAGCAGTTGCAGAATTTTTTACACATAACGATACAGGATGGTTTTCTGTAGATTGGTATGTAGGCAGAAGATGTAATTTTGATTGCACTTATTGTCCAACATAT